TGACTTTGTAGGGCTCTGACATGGCCAAAATTGAACAGAGTTGGATTGACCATGTCAGGAATGAGAGCAAAACCCCCCATCAAACTGTCCCATAATGACACAGTACCATAAGATATGATGTTGTTGTCTGGTTTCAGCTCATCGAAGTCATCATCAATGTCATTCACAACAAACCTAGCATCAGGTTTGTACCAATCACGGAGCACCTTCTCATAGGACGGCACCGGCATTTTCATGCTGTTGGCTGCCCTCTTTAGAGACCCAGTGTTCTTCATGATCTTGGACAACTGTTGATAGATGTCAGGATGGTGGGCAGTCAAAGACAAATAGCTCAGTAATCGCTTGTAACGATACACTGGATCCATAGTCTTGACAGAAGCCGTGACTTTTCCAAGCAGGCGTTCCCGATCATGTGACACAGCAAACGTGGGGGTGACTTCTCTGAGCCCTGCTGCCTTAAAATCTTTGAGATCTCTAGCATTAGGAAACCTCACTTTCTTGCTCAGGAATGGAATATTACTCAACTTACCAGAAGCCTCAAGCAACATGGTCACGTTAAATCCAGCCATAACATGTTGAATGTTACCAAAAGTCCAAGAAGCAGGCTTAGTGGCCAAGTACGATAGCACATGATCATCCCCATAGCAAGACAGCTCATTGTAGTGTTTAAATTCTTTGGCAGAAAGACCAGTGAGCTGCTTCCATGCCATCAAATATAAAACTACAGTGGCAATGGAATTGTCCATGGACGTGGAAGTATGACCAGTAGTCAAGCCAGTTCCATCATTGTACACATCTCCAGTGGATGTGGTGTTCAGCAATTGCTTGGACACTTGATCATAGTTCACGTCAATCAAAGCGGCTATCCTGTCTCGATCTTTGTGGTCTTCAAACCCTTTCTTTCGAATGGCTTTGATCATGTCCAGGACACCACCTGTCAAAGTGGAATCAAACTCTTTCATGTCTCCTGCAAAATGGTGTTGACATCTGTTGTGTGCCTCATATGTTCTGTTCATCCAATACCCATTTAAAGGCATTCCCACCTTGATGGGAGTCTCACGCCATTTAAAATTGTGATTGGGCTGATAGTTCCATATGGTTGACATTATGTAATTGCCAATGGGCACACCAATGACAGTGCGCACCTTGTCGAACATCCATTTTCTAGGCGGCAGAGCCTCACCTTTCACTGAAACATGAGCCACAGGGGTCATGAGTGGGGCTTTTTCAAAGGTAGATCTCCACAATTCCTTAAAGGCCTTGAAGCCTATTGAATTGATAAAATCTTTCCTCGAATGTTTCTTCCAGGGTCGAGTCGGGTCGCGCATAAAACTTCCCAGAGCATGTTTCTTTTCCCACATCCTGATAATGTAGTTAAAGGGTGTTAACCTGGAGTGACGGAATATGTCACCCAACAGGAACCATGCATCGTCTAACTCAAGGTCAGGGAAATCAAAGGAAGGAGATTTAAAATAACGGGATAATGACTCAAGTTCATTTCCTTCAGTCACATACTCTTCAGACCTTCGAAATTCAACTGCCTTGACACGCAGTGGGTCCAATAGAT